CTGGGAACCTGTCAAAATATCCAACCTTGTCACTTCGCATAAACCGCAAAACCTTAAATAAATACTTTCCCATCCTTTATCATTTCCCCATGATCTTCGCCAACCGCACTACCATCCCAATCAATCCCCAATGAACTTGGGTCATGTCCTTCATTCCATTTTTGGAAAGTTAAAAATGCTCCACCTCTTTCAGAACATTCAGCCCCATGCAAATCGGTAGATTTTATTTCCAAAACTCGACCATGCGGGTACGAAAGCCCATCACCATTTCGTCTGTCAATTCTTGCTTTATCCAAAACGGTTCGCCCGTTTTTATGAAACATCATTCCCGTAATATGAACCTCGCAAGCATCTGCATTGGGATGTGTGTGGTCTGGGATAACAGCATTTGGTTTGCAGATAAACAACTGCACTTGGTATTGAGCAACTCGCATAAGGACAACACCAGAAACAATATCATCCACATAAACTCCATTATCAGGTGGAGTCATTGGTACAGGCGGTGGGTTTTCTGAATAAAACCGGATAAAATCGTCCAGCTTTTTCCATTTTTCCGCAATAGTTTCCAATTCGGATTGGGAATAATAACTCTCAATCCTTACTAGATTGTCCATATCATCTTAGCCTTAGAAATATCATTGTAAACAATCCCGTCTTTCCCTTGTGACGCAACAACATCCCCCAAGACAACCCCCATAACTTCACGCACTCCGCCTATAACCGTTTCAGTTTCTACAATTGCAACGTCACCCCGTGAAGCAAAGGCTTTGTCTTTGACCGACATCCCCATTTTATTTGCGACCATGCTACAAGTCTCCATCAACCCTTTGCCGGAATAATTTCTCAAAGTGCGGTATCCCTCATTAGGGGTGTCGTAACTCCCTATCAGCCGAGAATCTGAGTCCACTTGTTTGGGATCAACTCCTGTTATGGCTTTAATAGCTCCGACCACCAGCATAAAACAATCATCTTTTCCCCATTGCATAGGAGTTTTCTTTTTCGACTCTATGAAAGCAAACAACCTCGACTCCCAATTTTCTAAGCGTTTCATATCCTATCCATGTATTTAATGACAGCATCAATACTTTTAAGTTCTTCCGCTTCTTCGTCTGGTATTTCAATATCGAACTCTTCCTCAAGCATTAAGACCATCTCTACAACATCGAGCGAATCAACTCCCAAGTCAGAAATAAATTCATCGGTGTCGCTTATAATTTCTTCAAGCTCAAGATGATTTTGGATTAAAGACCTTATTTTTTGTTCCATTAACCTTTACCAAAAATAATAACTTTATCCTGTAGCCCCGGTACAAACTCAAACCCCTTGTCCCCTGAATTTGCGGAGTCAGACTTTTGATCTTCATCCGTGTATCGCCTTATCCTCGGACGCTCCAAATCAACCAATCTGTTTTCAACCTGAATCGTTATTGTTGCCGTTTCAGCTTGTTCAGTGATAATAGTTACATCAGAAAACCCAGTGAATAATTCATAAGGGTCAGATATTAAAGCCCCCGTTGCCGGGGTGAGCAACCCCATCCAAATCTGACATAATCTCCCCTGTTGTATCTGCCCCAATGCCGTTGATATAAGTGCGGACGGTATTCCTGATAACGACAATGTTATTCCTGTAGCTGACAAGTCTGTCTTTTCACTTGTAGACGATATGCCACCAAATGTTCCTGTGCCGATATAGGTTTCAGAATCATGGGTCAAATCCCCAATGCCAGACCATACCCGAACATCTCCCCCAGACGTATTCACCTTTGTGATTATAATAGGGTGAATTTCGTCTTGCTGGATCGCAGTGTCAAATGCTGATGTGAGATTCCTTGCCACTAAACAACTCCTATTGCTGAAAATGCGATCCCGTATTTCTGCGCCTGTTGTAAATCCCAACGCATCTCATTGTCCGCTAACCGGAAAAGCCCCTTCGCTGATGCGACTGTCAAAGCAGTATCGTCAGCAACGGCTGTATTGATATTGGGCCAAATATCAAAAGTTGCATTCCCTGACCCGTCTGAATTTGCATCGTTAAGGACTTTATAAAGTTTGGAACTGGTACTGCTCCCAAGCTGAAAATAATCCCCGGCTTTAAGTATCCCCGTTTGCGATGCCGTCCACCCGTCAGTAATCAAACTGTTTCCTGTTTGCGATGCCCCTTTAACAAGCGGAGTTCCTGTAGCTACCCCTCTGGCAGTAGTTCCCAATGGATCGCCGAGCAAGAAAGTTCCCTGCATTCCATTCAACGATAACAGGAAAGCAACCCACTCTTCGGCTGTGGCTCTAGCCATAGGGGGCAAACTAGCCTGAAACTCCCACCATTGCCCTTGGTGTTTTTGGACTTGTTGCGCTCCGGTGAACGGTGATCTTGAAACACCCACAACCGATTTTGCTGTCATGCTTGCAGACGCAAATCCCACATTTGTTGGGTGAGATAGTGGATAGGTTATTGCCATTTAATTAAACTCCCATAGCGGCACTAAACGCCCCGCCTCTTTGCCGTGCTTCCGCGACAGCGTGTTTGACCTGTTCAGTAATTTGCGGCATTAAGCCCATAAGCTCTGCGCGGACAGTACCCTGCACCCCGGTTGATACGTTTAAAGTGACATTCGTAACACCCCCACCGCCACCGATCTGCTCGTTTGGAATAATCGACCCACTAGCTCCCGGAGAAAATATTTCTGGGCCACGCTCACCGACAAGGATCGGCTTTGCCCCTGAAACGAACCCGCCGTCAGCAAATGCCCCCCCGAATATACTTCCAAAATCAATCGACCCTAGAGCCTCGCCAGCCGCTTTTTTAAGCGGTGCAATAGCGGCAACTCTGAAAAGCTCCTGTCCAATATCGAACAGTGCCGCAAGTGCAACGTTCTTTAGCGAATCAAAAGCCCCCTCACCACGTTGCAACGCATTCACCAGCCCATCGCCCATGCGATCAAAAACACGTTCAGCAATTCCCCCAACTTGTTCATTCATCGCGATAATTTCTTCTAAGTGTTTTTTCTGTGCTAGAAATTTCTCTAGCCCTTTTTTCTCATTTTCTGTCAAAAGGCGACCCGACCTATCTTGAAGCTCATTCTGGGCTTCCATCAAAACTGCAATTTCTTCATGCCCACTTGCTTTTTGTTTAAGGATCGTTATTTCTCGATCAAAAGACAGCATGATTTCGTCTTCTAATTTTTTTTGTTTTAATAAATCTTCAAACTCTTTTTCTCGCTTTTTCTCCAAAATCCCCATCAAGTCGAGATCGTGCGGGTCAACCAGTTTCATGGTTCCCGATGTGATAGCTCCTGCGCCGCCGCCAAATCCACCCGGGGCTTTTTTGCTTAAAGCAATACTGCCCGTTGCCCCTCCTTTTTGACTTTCTTCTATTAATCTCTTCTGTTCTTTGGCTCTAGCAAGAAACTCGTCCGCACCCGCATCGTCTCCAAAAAATCTGTGCATCGCCTCCCCAGCCTTATCAAGTTCAAACGCAATCGACCTTACAATGCGCTCGAATAACGACATCTTGTTACTCGTATGAAAAAGAATAGAACTCCCGTCTTTCATCCCCACAATAAAATCTGTCAGTGCTTTCGCTGATGATTGAATAGTGGGAGCAAGTTCAAGAAATGCTTTTGTTAATTGAACGCTTATAACTTGCGAAACAATTGAAAGCTGATCGTTCATCGCTTCCGCATTTTCCAACAATTCTTGGTCTATAATTAGTCCTAACCTGTGTGCTTCTTCCCTTGCATTTGCAAAAGCGTCCGCACCGCCTTCAAAAGCCGTTGTGATTAGCTTCCCAGCCCTGCCAAGTGCCGCACTGGAAAGAGCCATCTTGTCAGATTGATTTTTAGTTCGCCCTAACGCACCAAAAAATATATCTAAAGCCTTCGTTGTGTTTTTTGCGGATACAAGTTGTCCCAGCAATGCCTCGTCAGACTTTTTCAGGAAAGTTGTTAGCGCACCAGTGCCGACACGGGCCTCACCAAGTGATTTTGAGAAATTTAATAATCCTTTATTAAGGACATCGCCCTCAACACCAGCAAGGCCGAAAGCAAACCGCATTTCTTGCAAAGCATCGGTTGTTATCCCGATCCTTCCAGACATTTTCCTGATTTCATCAGCCGTGTTAGCCGCATCCTTCGCCATCTTCACAAATACCCCGGCAGATGCTACACCTAGCAGTCCCATCGCACCTTTAACACCTAACAAACTGTCCTTCATGCGCTTAAGTCTGCCCTGAACCGAGTTGAAAGCGGTCTTTGTTTTATCTTTGCCTGTTATGTGTAGCTGGGCTTCGCTGACTTTCTTAGCCATTATTTGTGTTTCTCATTTTGAATTTTAAAATAAGCCAACCAGTGCGTGAACTCGGACACAGACATTTGTAACAATTCTTCCATTGTTTTCCCCAACTGCTCACCGACAAAAAACCGAGAAAACATTTCCGTGTCCTTTATTAGTTTTTTTCCGCATCTTCAACCGTCCCGGCTTTAAACATCTCCGAAATAATCTGTTCGACCGTCCCAAAACTAACGTTGTTCAGCAAATCAACCTTGTCATCCAATCCAAACAGCTTTTCCCCTTGCTCGTCTTCCGCTTTCATAATCAGCGCATAAACAGCCAGCCGATAGGGGGAGTCCTTTGCCCGTGCGTTGATTTTGTCTTGCTCATCAAGCGAAAGCGGACTCATGTAAACATCCTGCTCCCACTCCTGAACATAAAAGTGGACTCGTTCCCGGTTGCTAAAATTAGCCTTTATCCGACCAATCAATTCTTTGTTGCTTGCCATAGTTTAGACCTCGCGTTTCACGGTGGTTCCGTTTATTTATTGTTTACACGGTTGCGCTTGTTAAAGCACCAGTGCCTTTAAGCGAATAGCTCGCCTCAACCATTCCATCCGTTGCCCCTGATCTTGAAATACCTGTGACCAGTGCTGTGCCTGTATAGTAAGTGTCACCACTTGTTGCGCCTTCGGGGTAAAATTTCAATGTCACACTCGCGCCTGCTGTCAACGCGATTTGTGCCGTATCTGTTTCATCCCAATAAACGTCAACCGATCCCTCCCACTCTGTCGTCCCTGATTGAAAAGTCTTTGAACTATCGGAAATAGTTGTATCCTCAATTGTGTTCATTGACTCGTTCACGCTGTAACTCTTTATCTCTGCAATTGCATCCGTCCCAATATGGACGGTTCCCTCGGAACCCTTATGATTTGCCATCTCTGCCTTTCAGGGGGCATAAAAAAAGCCCACGCTCTGCGCTTAAAGCGCACAACTAGGGCATCGGGTACTCCGTTGGTTCCTAGATTATTGGTTTATGATTTAGGGTTTCGGGTTTCCGTTGATCCCATCAATCGCTGTTAAACTCTCATCATCCAGTTTTAAATTTTCTGTTACTTCAATCTTTATCTTTTTAGATAGACTCCCTTTGTAAAATGACATTGTGATCGTACCGGAAAACCTGTTCCGGGTCAGTTCACTTATTCTTTCTATCAGTTTTTCCATCAGCCTTTGGTTTTTCTTGTTTAATAGATTCTTCCTTCCAGCCTTTTCCCAAGTAGTAATCCTTATATTCCGGCAAAGCCTTAACTGGTTCGCCACCACCGGGCGGGTAAAATGTGATTCTTGTATCTGCCATGCTGATTCTCCATTAATTTAATACAATATCTGGTGCGCCCTGCTTGGTGCGATACTGAACACTCCAGAGCATAGACATTCCGAGAATAGGACTATCCCCTGCCCCAGTCCTGTCTTCAATCGTTGCCTCTGACATCCATAAGTCTTTAGCCTTCCCGCTTAAAGTCAAATCCGATTCCAACGCAGTCTGAACCTCTTTCCTGATTGTGAAAAGA